AAGCGTAGATTTTTAGCCGCAACGCAAGATAAAGGTGTGCAGTCTTGTGCAGTAAGAGTAGATGGGAAAAGACAACACAAGTACTTGGGTGTGAAGCTAACAGACAAAGCCCAAGCATATATTGATAAGCAAGTATTCTTTGAAGAAGAGGAAATTTTCTAATGGCAACCAAAAAGGCAAAACCGTATTATGTTGCGGACACCGGGTTCTTTGGAGCTAAAGTATTTATTTGTTTTTCTGATGCTTCGTTTCAGCAAGCGTTAAGGGATAGCAAAATAACAACTCGGCATAGTGCTTTAGATGAAGGCATTGCTGAATCTCATTACATTCAGCAAGAAGGCACACACTATTCCATATTAGCGATTGTGTTTAATTTTGAAGACATGGCTAAGGAAGATGCACTAGAGCGTATGGGCACAATCTACCATGAGGTATCCCATACGGTTACGCATATCTTCCAACATATTGGTGAAGATGAAACAAAAATTGGTGATGAGTCCCGTTCGTATTTAGGCGAACATTTATTCAAACAAGTTTTTGCTGCCTATGCAACGGAGGAAGACAAGCGTGAGCGTGCTGGAGAAAGAAATAGAAAAGTACTTGATCAAAAGAATCAAGCAGTCATCGGGGCTTTGCTACAAATGGCTGAGCAGCGTGACGGGAGTACCAGATCGAATAGTAATTTTAAACCAGAAGTTATTTCTGGTGGAGTTGAAAACAGAAAACGGAGTCCTAAGCCCAAGACAGATCCTAGTATTTGATGAACTCGGAGAGGCTGGTTTCCCAGTCCATATTTTAAGATCATATGAAGATATTGAGGAATTTATCCGTGGCGCGACAAAAGATGAGTGTTAAAGATGTTCATATTGGAAGAGCATATGAATGGGCAAAGCGAAGAGCAAAAGATAACAATGTACCTTTTACAATTACAAGAGAGTATTTAAGAAGCATCGCAACAGATGAATGTCCAGTATTTAAAACTCATTTTGAATGGGGATCGTCTGGTTTAGGAGTTGGTAAATTTAAACCAGATGGGCCACAGTTAGATAGAATAGTTCCAGATCTAGGTTATGTTGAAGGCAATGTGGCATTTATATCCCACAGAGCAAACCGCATCAAAGGTGACGGAACAATGCATGAACACTACGCAATAGCAGATTGGATTTGGAATAGTACACATGTTAAAGAAGAGCCAGCTGCACCCATATCAGACGACGATAATTGGAAAGGCGAAATCCATCCCCAATATGGGTCTATTCTTGGAACCAGGTTTAGGGAAGACAACGATATCATTGACGATACTGGCGGAGCAGTTTAAAGGTACAACACTGGTCGTTGCACCCAAGCGTGTGGCTGAAACAGTTTGGACAACCGAGGCAAGTAAATGGGAACATCTAAAACATCTGAAGATCAACAAAGTAATGGGGACACCAGCTCAGAGATTGGCGGCACTCAAGAGCAGTGGGAACATTTATGTAGTGAACTTAGAGAACTTGGTATGGCTGTTGGAGAATTTAGAGAAGCCATTCGACAATCTGATCATCGACGAATCGAGTCGCTTCAAAGACCCATCGACCAAACGTTTCAAAGCTCTGAAGAAGCACTTAAAAAGCTTCAAGCGTCGTATTATCCTTACTGGTACGCCGACCCCACAGGGAATGGCAGACCTATGGTCACAGGTTGGCATCTTGGATTTAGGGGAGCGTCTGGAAACAAGCCTAACGAAGTTCAGAGACAAGTACATGATGCCAGATCAAATGAACCGCCAGACACGAGTTATATACAGTTGGAAGATTAAAGCCGGTGTAGATAAAATTATTACGGATAAGATTTCAGATATTTGTCATTCGCTTAAAGCTTTAGATTATTTGCAATTACCTCCGCTTACAGCGTTATTTCACAATGTGGAAATAGATCCTACAATACGAAAGAAATATGATCAACTTAAAAAAGACATGGTTGCTGACATCGGTAAGGAAGTCATTACGGCTCCAACAGCAGCCACGCTGGCGGGCAAGCTACTGCAATTCACCTCGGGCGCAATTTATAGCGAGGACGGAACGGCGCAGGAAGTACACCGTTCAAAATTGGAATACCTTGAGTCGATCATGGAAGAGTCCTCTTCCCCAACGTTGGTCTTCTACCATTTCAAACATAGCCTCCAAAGACTTCGGTTACAGTTCCCGCAAGCTGTGGTGCTGGACGATGACAACATTGAAGCCTGGCGTAGTGGCAAGATTCGTATGCTCCTTGCCCACCCCCAGTCTGGAGGGATCGGTCTCAATCTACAGTGCAATGTTGGTGAAACAGCCCAAACGGTGTGGTTTGATTTACCATGGAGCTCGGAGAACTACATCCAAGCCAACGCGCGTATTTACCGTCAAGGGCAAGAAAAGCCGGTTATTATACACCATTTGATTTTGTCTAATAGTATTGATAACCATGTAGTAAAGGTGCTAGAGGGAAAAATAACAATTCAAGAAGCTTTAATGGACGCACTAAATAAATGAGAATAATAATTAATTGCAGTAAACCTAGGTTGTCAGATGAGGAGATGGATCCACTAGAGCTCGATGATATCGATGCGTTTTCTGGTGTTTTAGAAGGCGGTTGGTTGCCTTGGGATTTAGATGATCTGATTGACATTGAGCGTATAATTGATGAACGCATGCCACAAAAACAAAAAGAAATTATTGACGCATTTTTAATGGGAATGACCTATCTCGATGTTGGTGTGACAGAAAAATATTGGCGTTACCATTACGAAAAAGCAGTAGAATTTATAAAACAGGAGCTAAAATTATGAGTATCTTTATTGTCGAACATATGTACAAAGGTTTTCCATTATTTGAAACAATTCGTGGTGTGGAAGATATTGATTTGTCTATGTTTTCTAATGTACAAACCATGTGGGTATGCGATAATGAAGAAGAAGTAATGGCCGTAGAAAATGAGTTGCGTCGTAAACAAGGTAAAAAACACGAAACGGAGTGTGGAAAATGATTGTAGAAATTGATGATGACTTTTCGGATAAGATTGTTAGTCAAGCAATCATCCAACAGTATCTTTGGTTAGTAGAAGATTTAAAACGAGCTAAGAAAAATCCTAGTTCTTTTCATCCAGATGATGTTGAAAGCTGGGAGACACTTATTCCAGCACTTGAAGAAGTAGGTAAGTACTTTACTTACAACTGGGAAGATGCTGTAAAAAAAGCTAAAAAGAAATCATGAAAAAATATACCGCTGGCGATTTAGAGCAAGCCATTATGATGTGCTGGCAAACTAGCGAAGACTTGGAACTATTTTTTCGCTATCATGGTGATGCACCAACACCCATGACCGAAGATGAAGTTGCTAATGCGTTGCTGGGCATCAAGCTGTTAAACGACATGCGCATTTGGAATGCAGAAGATGTACATGCTAGAGTATTTGGACTTAATCAGTATTGCACCGATCCAGAAAAACTAGCAGCAAGAGAAGATTTTTTTAAACCAAAGAAAGGAAGTAAAAAATGACTGACACAGTCGATGTACAAGCAACCCCAGTGGATCCATTGGCAGATAAGATTATGACTTTAAAGTTTTCTGTAAGTGACATAAACGGAATTTTAAATGCTTTAAATCAACCATTCCAAACCCCAACCGTTTTGTTGGCAAACATTATTGCCGCAATTCAATCACAATGTGGGCCACAGATTGATGCGTTAAATGCTAATGCAACAACGGAGACTCCAAGTGAACCTCAAGCAACTGCTTAAAAGTGCTGGTGTCAGCAATGACATCATCAAAGAAGTGGAGCGAAAGGCGGCCAGAACAACGGCAGAACAAGAACTTGAGCATCAAGAAAAAGCCGCAGCTATGGCTAAAATGATGCTCAACGATGTTCTACCCCATTTGCGCAAAGCGATGGAGACTCCAGTTCCATCTAAACCTAAAAGAACGATTATCATTGATGACAAATAAAGAGCCGTTGACCGATGAAGAAATTATTGTGCTTGCTAATGATGCCATGTTTGATGTTATGGCTGAAGGAATGACAACTGGATATGTTACTTTGCAAGACATTCATTTAGCTATTGGTAGAACAATTGAACAAGCTCATGGTATTGGTGTAAGGCAGTGAGATCGCTAAACTTTCGTAAAACAGCGCCGCGAACCCACTTCACTACCATTTTTGGTAGGGTGGGTAAGCGTCGTGTGTTGCGTAATAGGCAACTAAAGTTGCTTCAAAAGCAACGAACCAAGATGCAAATGATCCGCCGTGCTAACCAAGGCTGGCGTAACAAACGCATCGGCACCATTGAGGCGATCAAAGTTAGGTTACAATACGGTAGACGCAAACCCATACCACAGTTTAGGAGATAATATGAACGCAAATGAACTAGCTGATGAGTTAGATAGCATTTCTTATGATTGCACAATTGAAGAGTGGCGAGCATCGCCTGTGGGTAATGCTGCAGCCATGCTACGCCAGCAACAAGCTGAATACTATTCTTTACTTGTTAATCACGACAAACTTTATGCAAAAGTAGTAGAGCAACAAGCTGAAATCGAGGCGTTGAAAAAGCACAACGAAGAATTGCAAAAGGCTTGTGTTGAAACATTGGTTTGGGTTATGGGTAATGGAGGATATTGTTCATTAGACATTGAGGTTATTTTAAAAAATGTATTAGGTAGTGAATGGGAGGATTACAAATGAAAAATGAACCAGTAGCGTGGTTTGAGCAAGACGAAAATATGAAGTCAGTTTGGTATCAATGTGATAAAAATGACCCTAGTGCTGTTCCACTCTACACCCATCCAGCAAAGACACTAACAGATGAGGAAATAATTGAAATTTGGAGTGGCATGGAAACTGACACAGGCGAACAAAACATTATTTTTGCTAGAGCAATACTAAGAAAGGCGCAAGAAAAATGATTAAGCTCAAAGGTTTTATAACTTATAATATTGGTGGTGGATATTGTTGGGTTCGTATCGGTAATTTAAAAATTGAATGGATGGTACAAAAATGACCACCTTCACCACACAAGACCGGCAAGATGCCGAACGCAACACGTATGTCACCATGACCAAACGTTTAACTGACGATGAGATAGAGAAGATTTATAATGATGTCAAAGCAGATAGCTTGATACCACAAATTTTCCCGTACAGATTTGCCCGCGCCATCGAGCGAGCCCACGGAATAGGAGAATAGGATGATCAGTAACGCAAAACTTTCGCCCGAATATGTTTTTCACGAAGCTCCACACAAATCAGGTGCGTGGGTTATTGGCGGGTCATTTTATGTTTATGTTATAAATAAACCATGCTGGTTACATAAGAAAATGACCAAACTACTATTGGGCTGGGATTGGCAATGACTGAATACGAATTTATGGTATTAGGTGACGCAGAAGAGTGGACAGAGGAAGAAAAGCAATTAGTCATCAAGCGTCACGAAAAGCAAAAGAAAGAGTTTAACGAACATTGGAAAGGCATTGTGTGGGAAACAGTAGGCAAACACTTTGCAATTAAAACAGAATGAGCTTCACCATCTACCAAGCAGACGGCCTCAAAGTCATCCAGTGGTTCCCCACTGTTGACAAACTCATTGCCAGCATGCTGGCCAACCCTAACGACGCATACCATAGGAACGCATAATGGAAATCATCGGATACGCAGCAATCATCGGACTTGTATTAATACTATTATGGAATAAATAATGGCAAAACTAAAAGTAACCAAACCCGCAGTAAAAGAAAAGTCTGGCAAAGTGATTACCGACTCACCAGCATACTCGCACAGCGAGATTGAAAAGAAAGCTGATCGACCAAAGAACGCCGATAAGCGCGGCTTCTTGCTATCAAACAAAGAATTTGTTGGCAGAGAGAAAGCGGCCAAAGTGGCAAAGGAAGCTGGCGAAATTAAAAAGCCAGTTAAAAAATTGTACAGCCACGAACTGCGCGCTGGTTTAGGAATTAAGAAAGCGAAAGAACCAAAATGACAACCCACGACGGAGGAAAAGGCGATGCCCCACGACCCATCAGTAACAAAGACCAATTCGACAAAAACTGGGACGAGATCTTCAACAAAAAAGAAGAAACCATCCACATTGAAGTCGAAGCAGACAACGAACACGCAACAATCCTTGCCAGCATACCTTTTGGACGGTAATGATATCCAGTTCACCATGACCCATGCTATGGATCATGAAGACGGTTCAGCAACTTACAACTTAGATCTTAATCCTTACACAAATGGTAAGTTGGTGGAAATTGGTGTAATTGCATTGTTAAAAGAGCATATTGCACAAGAGAAAGCGAAGAAACCTAGTCTTTGGGCGAAAATTAAGCGTTTTTTGCATAAGTAGATATAGGACTCGCTGTGAAGCGCTTCTGCGGGCGTAAAGAAGCCCTGCATTTGTTTAAGGACGCTTAAACTGACAGCCAGGAAAGACTGGCCCCTATTTAACAAGGAGATATTATGGCAACCAAACCCGGCTTATACGCCAACATCAACGCAAAGAGAGAACGTATAAAAGCTGGCTCTGGCGAAAAGATGCGCAAACCCGGTGCCAAAGGTGCACCTACTAAGCAAGCATTTGTTGAATCCGCTAAGACTGCAAAGAAAAAATAATGGCAAACCCAATTAGTAAAACAACCAAAGGTAAAGGCCGTCATTACCTTACCACCAAAGAAGGTGCTGGCATGACTGAAGCGGGTCGTAAAGCCTATAATAAGGCTACTGGCTCCAATTTAAAAGCACCACAACCAGAAGGCGGACCACGCAAGAAATCATTCTGTGCCCGCATGTCTGGCATGCCCGGACCCATGAAAGATGAGAACGGTAAACCAACACGCAAAGCAGCAGCACTGAAAAGGTGGAAGTGTGGCAGTTAGAAAATATACCTTCAAACCCGAGATGTGTGAACGCATGATCGAGTTAGGTCAGCAAGGTGCTTCACAAAAAATGATTTGGGCTGATATTGGCATAACTAAAGACGTAGCTAAAAGCTGGGAAAAAAAGTACCCAGAGTTTAAAGATGCTCTTGATATGGCTCTTGTACACTCACAAGCATATTGGGAGCGAGAGATGCTCGCCAATGTGGGTAATAAGGCATTTAACAGCCGTATTGTTGAAGTTGCTTTAAGAGGTCAGTTTCCACAAGATTACAAAGAAACACGAGAAATTAAAGCAGAAATTAAACAAGATATTAAGATTGATTTCGCCGGAGAAGTTTCTAATTTAATCAAGCAGTTACGAGAAGCAAAACAGTAATACAATCAACCAAGGACGAATCGGGTAGCTCCCTTGCCAATGCCTATACATTGGCTAGTCCACCAATCTACTTATAGGAGTATCAATGAAAAATTGCAATGTTTGCAATACAAAAAAACCATTCTCTGAGTTTAGTAAGAGCAATAACACAAAAGGGGACGGATATCAATATACATGTAAATCCTGTAATACCATACAAAAAAGAAAATGGCGAGAAAATAATATAGATAAAAGTAGAAATACTAAATATATTAAAAAATTTGGTTTAAAATTAGAAGATGTATTAAAAATATTAGAAAAACAAAACAGTAAATGTGCAATTTGTAAAATTGGTATAGAAATGGGAAATAAAGCACATTTAGATCATTGCCACACAACTGGAAAAATTAGAGGATTTTTGTGTCAAAAATGTAACCACGGCTTGGGATTATTTAATGATTCAATTCAAGCACTTAAATCAGCAATTGAATATTTATCATATGATGAAACAAAAACATGCTAAAATTGTGTTAAAGTTTGCATAAGTAGATATACCCAAATAAAACAGTTAAACAAGGAAATCAGAATGACAAGTCACGCATTACTAAGTGCATCATCTTCTCACAGATGGTTGCGTTGTACCCCATCTCCAAGGCTTGAAGCTACTCTTCCAGAGCCTCCTCGTCGCCAAGGACAAAAAGACTATTCTGGAGAAGGAACTCTTGCCCATTCTTTATCAGAAATTAAACTTAAACATCAACTAGGTAAAATAGAAAGTGAAGAATATGGCACAGAACTTGAAATCATTAAACAAAACCCGCTCTACTCCCAAGAAATTGAAGACATCTCCGACATCTATGTCAACTATGTCCGCTCTCAAATTGGTAGCGAAGACACGGCTATTATCGAGGCAAGGGTCGATCTTACAGAATATATACCAGAGGGTTTTGGAACTGCGGACTGCATTATCCTTAACAAAAACACAATTACAGTTATCGATCTTAAAGCTGGTGCAGGCATTCCTGTCTCTGCCGTTAACAACGAACAACTCCGTCTTTATTCCCTCGGTGCCTATGAGCGTTATAAAGAAGAATTCCCAACGATCAAAGAAGTTCGCACAATCATTGTCCAGCCAAGACTCGACTCTATTAGCATCGATGGCACGACCATCGCCAAACTTGTCGAGTGGGGAAAATACTTTGTTGCCCCAAAAGCCAAAAAAGCGTGGACAGGCACGGGCGAATTCGTCCCAGGCGAACACTGCCAGTTCTGCCGCGCCAAAGCCACGTGCAAAGCGCGCTCGGACTTCGTCAACGAAATAGCATCACTGGATTTTCGTCCAGCTCCGCTACTAGACGAAGAAGAGTTCCGTCTAGTACTTTCAAAAGCATCACAATTAAAGTCTTATGTGAATGATATTGAAGAATATGCTACACAAAAAGCAGTACACGAAAATGTGATACCCGTTGGTTTTAAATTGGTAGTACCAAAAGGTCACAGAAAGATTTCAGATTTTGCTTTAGCTGAAACAATTCTTTTGGAAAAAGGTTTTCACAAAGAAGACTTATATGAAGTAAAACCAAAGTCAGTACCTCAAATTGAAAAGTTAGGCAAGAAAGGTCAGATTGTTGGGTTGTTAGGTGATTTAATTGTAAGACCCGATTCAGCACCTAAATTAGTTCCCGATAATTCAATCGAGGACTTTGCGGGATGAGCACACCATTAATTGTTATTTCAACTCTGATATACTTAGGCGTAGCAGTTGACCAGTTGTTAAAAGGACACACTGGCCCAGCAATAATGTTTTTGGGGTACACCATTGGAAACTGTGGTATACTTCTTACAGTACGGTAGAGATTGGCACCGATAAAGTCCAATCAATTTTAAGTTAAAAAGGAAGCAAGATGGCTACAAAAAATCCTCGTGTTGTAACTGGTAAAGTTCGTTTCTCTTACGCTAATGTGTTTACGCCATTAGACAAAGGCGATGGCAAGACACCTAAGTATTCTGTGTCTATCATTATTCCTAAGTCTGACAAAGAAACCATTGCTAAAGTAAACAAAGCTTTTGAAGAAGCTAAAGCAAACTCCGCTGGCTACTTTGGTGGTACAGTTCCAAAGATGCTCAAAGGTGGTTTGCGTGATGGTGATTTAGAGAAAGAAGATGCAGCCTATGCTGGCTCCATGTTCATCAATGCCAACTCTGTTAAGAAGCCAGGTATCGTTGATGCTGATATGAATGCAATCATCGATCCAGATGAATTCTATTCAGGTTGCTATGGCCGTGCCGCAATTGAGTTCTATCCATACAATATGGAAGGCTCTAAGGGTATTGCTTGTGGTTTAGGCAATGTCCAAAAGCTTGAAGACGGTGAGCGTCTTGGTGGTGGCGGTGTATCAGCAGCTGTTGATTTCGCTTAAAAGTTTCATTGTAGTTCCTCCCCTGTAGTGCCTAGCCCCACCGAAGTTTGGTGGGGCATTTTTCCCTTTAACCTTACAATAAAAAAACCATGGATCAATATCAAGAATATATAGCCGCCAGTAGATATGCCCGTTTTATAGACGAAAAACAACGAAGAGAGACTTGGGCAGAAACAGTTAACCGATTTGTAGATTACATTTTTACCAGAATTCCAGCCATTACAGACAACACCAAATTAAAGAAAGAAATTTTTGATTCTATCCATAACCTAGATTTAATGCCGTCCATGCGTGCCATGATGACGGCAGGAAAGAGTGCCGATCGTGACAATACTTGCATCTATAATTGCAGCTATCTCCCAGTGGATGACCCCAAGAGTTTTGACGAAGCCATGTTCATTTTGCTTTGCGGAACTGGCGTTGGGTTCTCAGTTGAATCCAAGTACATTAACCGTTTGCCCGAAGTGCCAGAAAACTTGTTTGATTACAATGGAACCATCCAAGTACACGACTCCAAAGAAGGCTGGGCAAAATCATTACGTTTGCTTATCGCCCACCTATATTCAGGCGAAATACCTAAGTGGGACGTCTCTACCGTCCGACCTGCCGGAGCTCGACTCAAAACATTTGGTGGAAGAGCTTCCGGGCCAGAACCATTAATTGATTTATTTCAATTTACTGTAAACACTTTTAAAGGTGCAAAGGGTCGTCGCCTCAATTCGCTTGAGTGCCACGATTTAATGTGCAAAATTGGTGAGGTAGTTGTAGTAGGCGGCGTTCGTCGCTCAGCTATGATATCCTTGTCAGACTTAGATGATGAAAGGATTCGACATGCTAAAGCTGGACCATGGTGGGAAACCGCGCCCCACCGCGCTCTTGCGAACAACAGTGCGGTCTATAATGAAACACCTACTGTCGGAAAATTCATGGAGGAGTGGTTGTCACTTTACAACTCCCATTCCGGTGAACGAGGGATTTTTAATCGGGAGGCTGCTAAAAAGACGGTTGAAAAATACGGGCATCGAGATCCAAATTTTGAGTTCGGAACTAATCCGTGCTCGGAAATTATCCTCCGACCATACCAATTCTGTAATCTTACTGAGGCTGTAGTACGACATGACGACACAAGAGAAACTCTCATGCGCAAAGTGCGCATCGCCACTATCCTTGGCACCATCCAGTCTACCTTTACAAAGTTCCCCTATTTGCGCAAGGTGTGGCAGAGAAATACTGAAGAGGAACGGCTTTTGGGTGTCTCCCTCACCGGAATCTATGATAATCCCCTTCTCACAACCCAAGGAGATAAATTAAATGAGCTCTTACAAGATTTACGAATCTGCGCCAGAGAGACTAATAAAGAATGGGCAGCATTACTTGGAGTACCTGAAAGCACTGCAATCACAGCAGTTAAGCCTTCCGGAACAGTTTCACAACTGGTGGATAGCGCATCAGGAATTCATCCAAGACATTCCAAATATTACATTAGACGAGTACGCGGAGATAAAAAGGACCCTCTTACACAATTCTTGGTCGCCCAAGGAGTACCTGCGGAGGACTGCGTATACAAACCCACTCAAACGACAGTATTTAGCTTCGCTAAAAAAGCTCCGGACGGACTTACAAGAGCTGATGTTACCCCCATTTCCCATCTGGCACTTTGGCTCACTTACCAAAGACACTGGTGCGAGCACAAGCCCTCAGTCACCATCTCAGTCGAAGAAAAAGACTGGCCAAGTGTCGGAGCATGGACATGGGAAAACTTCGATGAAATCAGCGGAGTTTCCTACCTTCCCCATGATGGAGGAAGTTACAAGCAGGCGCCTTATGAAGAGTGCACAGAAGAGCAGTATGAGGAGCTTAAAGCTAAGATGCCAAAGATTGATTGGACTCTTCTCCAAGAAGAAACCGACAACGTAGAAGGTGCTCAGATGCTTGCCTGTACTGGCGGAAGCTGTGAGATCTGATCCATGGGCTTGCCCTCCGCTCAATCTACTCAATTGGAACATGGCATGGACGTGGCGAGTCCATGCACTGGAATCTGCGCCCTCGTCATGGATGTCTGTCGTGGGTGCCAAAGGACAAGAGATGAGATTGCTAGTTGGTCAAGTCTATCAAATGGCGAGAAGCAACAAATAATAGATAGGATTTTCGTATGAATTTCACGCAAGATTGGTTTACATACAACATTCCACACATCGAGCAGTTGATGTCGATGTTGCCAATGAAACAAGCATTCCTTGAGATTGGTTGCTTCGAGGGTCGTGGTACTTGCTGGTTTTTGCAAAATGGTTTAAGTGAACGAGGTATTATGGTTTGCGTTGATCCATTTAAAGGTAGCATGGAACATAAAGATATGGATTTAAGAGAACTTTATGAACAGTTTGCTTTTAATGTTGCAACAGCCAAAAAGCCAGATCAACAGCTAACCATACTCAAACGCAGATCATACGAAGGATTAGCAGATTTAATAGCTAAAGATTGGGTATTTGATTTTATCTATATCGATGGCGACCACACCGCACCAGCGGTTCTTACCGATGCTTGTATGGCATGGCCGTTATTAAAGAGCGGCGGCATTATGCTCTTTGATGATTACCATTGGAACCCAGAGGGTTTTACTGATCGGCAAAAACCTAAAATGGCAGTAGATGCATTTAGTCATATTTTTAAAGATCAGTTTAATGTAGTGCATGATGGATACCAAATTGCAATACAAAAGATTTAGTAGTAGACATGGTGGTAGGTTTGGGGCACTTCGGTGCCCCTTTTTTATGATACAATAGAGTCTTACGGATACGTCCGGTTGCCATAGGAGCACTTATGATTTATAGCATTGATTTGGAGACCCGCAGTAAAGCCAACCTACCCGATGTAGGTTTGGACATCTACGCCAACGACCCTACAA